TTACCGTTAGGTCCACGCCATGCCAGCCAGTATTAAGACTCGTGATCTTAGACAGACGATAGGTGGTGCTTTAAAGTACTACAAACCGTCTCCTTCGACCACACTTAGAACTATGCTGAGTGGCGTTAGGGATCGTTGTGAAGGATTTGATGGAAACAGAGCGGGCGCAAACCCACTCTCGATCTATCATATCACATCAATCTTCCCTACTCTGGGCGGGCAACGAATTGTGTCCGGGGTACTCGATAGAGAATTCATCGGGTTCCCCATAGGAAACAGTTCGGTTATCGCTCCAGACCCACGTACCACCTTTGGAACGCCTTCAGTGGCGCAACTAAGTACTGATGCGTGGGAAATTCTCTCTAAGACGAATCCGTCACGTCCACATGTGAACGTGCCGGCCGCCTTAGGAGAATTGGGTGACCTTCCGAAGCTAGTCAAAGGTTGGGGCAACGGCCTTTTGGCCGCAGCCGCCAATGGGAATCTTTCCTGGCGGTGGTGCGTCCGACCAATGATTAGCGACGTCCGTAAGCTTGCCAACTTTACCAAAACCGCAAATCAGCGGCTGGCTCAGTTGCGCAGGCTTAGGGATGGTAAACTGCTGAGGACTAGGTGCAACCTAGGTACACAAACGGTACAGAGTGGTCCGACTCGCATGTTAATTCATAGCGAGGGAGCCACCCTGTACGCCTTTGAACGCACGGCATCCACTTATCACAAGTGGGGTTCGGCAGAATGGAAAATTCTACCGAATAGCAATCTTCCTGCTCTCTCTGATGCTGACCTGAAACGGTTCAACAACAGAGTGTTGCTGGGGATTACTAGCCATGGCGCACTTGAAGCAGCATGGGAACTTGTTCCCTGGAGCTGGTTCATAGACTGGTTTTCGAATGTCGGCGATATGCTTGCCGCAACGAACAACTCAGTAGGCTGTACCTGGGGCAGGATCTGTGTCATGCGTACCTCCGAAGGGAGGCGCACGTATGACCTTGATCCAACTGGTTCTTCGGCCTGGCCAACCTTTAATGGTTGGTACGACCTTAGATTCCAGCGCAAGGATAGGTGGCCAACCTATCCTATTGTGCCCTTTCCTCTCCCTACACTCCCCATCTTTGATGGTGGGAAGTTGTCGATACTCCTGTCTTTAGCTGCCCTCCGGCGCTGAGCCGGGGGATCACAGTTTTAGCAGGAGGTAACTCCCATGTTAGGTCCAACGTTCGTTTTGCCTCAGGTTGGTGGCGACATCACCCTGAATCTTATCAACCAGGACGGATACTCTAGCGAGTATCTGTTCAAAGACAGCACCACGCAGTATCGTCTGCGGATTCGTCACACAAAGACGAGCCCAACGACGGCACGACCTGCGATTTATGATCGGCACAACCTCGAGGTTGTGCAGACCATTTTCGCAGCTGGCGCTGTACCAGAGTATGAACGAAAGTTCTACTTTGTCATTGAGCATCTGCCCAGTGACATTAGTGTAGCGCTCGCTGACGCGGTGGCTGACAAAGTCATCCTCGCGTCAAACGCGCTCATTACTGGTCTCTTTGGTTGGAATGCCTAGCGCATCTATGGGACCTTAATTGTAAAGGCCCGAAAGATGAAGCCGAGGAAAACGTCAACTCGTTGTTGACGATCCCATCGGTGCGTGGCTCCAACTCCGGTTGAAGAACGTGGCACTCTAACAGCATGGGACATCTTTTTGGAGTTAATCCAAATATGTCTAAATGCCATGTTAGGGAGCTGAGCAACGTGTACAAAGCGCTCTTCCAAGACGCTTTGGCCACGTTCCCGACGCTCGGGGCGGAGTTTGAGAAAGATCTCACCCGTCTCGAAAGTCTCGTGGAGCGAAGAGGTATACAAGTTTATCTTGTCGACCTCCCAGCTGTCGGCAAACACCTTGATAGGTGTCTTGCCAGCGGCCATTACAAGCTATCAGGATTACCGGCCACAAGCCGGTTTTCTGGTAGGGTAGTGATTCCGAAGTTTCTTCGGGGACTCTACCTAATGGTTTTTCACGAGACTGGATCTCTGAGGGAGGATTACAGTTCGGAAGCGATCTTCTTCCTACGACAACTTTTGTACGTAGGCAAGAAGGCCGTCTACCCCTGTAGCGACCGTGCGGTAGAGGACGAAGTCCTCGAATTCGCGGTCACCGATAGCCAGCTACCAGAACCTGAACAGTTCTGGGAGGCTTCGTCTCCCTCCGATCTCGTCACTGCGGTGCCTTACCAAGGTTTTGGTAACTCACAGCAACTAAGAGACCGGATTGAAACGTACGCCACGCGCGAGCGTGACGAGCTATCGATCTTCCTGATCAACCTTGACAAAGTGTCGGCGTTGATCACCACCACCCTAGGGGTTTATGACCCCGCAGATTGGAGGTTCAGACATGGTCCTGGCGCTATTTCAGAAACTACGACCATTTGCAACAAGTATTCTTGGCGCAATTGGTCCGAAGTTCTGGAAACTGAGTACCCTCTTGCTGATTGTGGCTTTCATAATCATGCTAGTTGGGCAGATAGGTGCGAAAATGGTATGGGGATCGAATCTAAGATTCCGTCCTCACGCCTCATCGCCGTTCCCAAGACCTTTACGGGACCACGGCTTATTGCCGCGGAACCGTCCGAGCATCAGTGGTGCCAGCAAAACAGCTGGGACTACTTTAGCTCCCGTACCAGGCGAAGTTGGATTGGAGGATTCATCGCATTCCGCGATCAGTCACTCAACCAACGACTCTGTACGGAAGGGTCGGAAACGGGCTCGCTCGCGACCGTCGATCTTTCGGCGGCATCGGATCGAGTCACCTGTCACGTCGCAGGGCAGTTCTTTAGGGGCAACCCCAGATTACTGCGAGCACTGCGATCGTCTCGCACCCGTGGTTTAACACAGAAACTGACACCTCGTGTGCCGGAATTTGTGAAGCTGAGAAAATTCTCAACCATGGGTAGCGCCAACACGTTCCCGGTGGAGAGCTTGATCTTCTTAGGTGTTGCACTGGCAGCCGTTGCTACCAAGCGCGGTTGGCGGCGTATTCGCCCAAAGGAGATCAAGAAGCTTGCTGGGCGCGTGGCCGTCTTTGGGGATGACATAGTCATCCCCTCTGACAGTCGGGAGCTGTTCGTTCGAGCCCTTGAAGTCTTGTACTTCAAGGTCAACACACAGAAGTCTTTCTGGACCGGAAGGTTCAGGGAATCCTGTGGCGTTGATGCCTTTAACGGTGTTAATGTAACACCGATTTATTGGCGGCAACCGTACGATGGCGGACCAGAGTCTCTAGCCAGTGTAGTAGAGTGTCGCAATAACTTCTACCGGAAGTTTTTGCTAAACACTGCTGCCTACCTGGC